TCCAACAATCGTTCCGCATCTACTCTACAAATCGTAACCAACGAATGTATCAATTCTTGAATCTTTTTTTCACTACGTTCACCACTAATATAATGGCGATTATCATCTGAAAATTGGTGAGAATAGTCGTGATGTTCTACCATATAGGATAGTTCGTTAATCAAACTCCTCTCATTATAAACATCGGTTTCACTATTTGGGTCATTACTGAAATACTTTTGATAAAATTCTTTGTTCAACATATACTTTATTTTAATTTTTAATTGTGTTTCATACCTTTACATACACCATAACCCTGTCTTGCGGCAAGGTTGTTAAGACGTATAGCATCTTCCATTGGAACGATTTGTATCTCATTACCTGTTTTGTGGTTAGCGATTTTCACTCCACCAACTTTTTGTACTGAACTACAATTGACACAATGTTTGTAACCATACTTTACTAAACGAAGAAGGGGCATCTCGCCCCCACATTTAATACAATCAGTCATTTCTAACTTAACCTTAACTTTGTTCATACCTTTATTATTTATCATAACCAATGAAATTCATTTTAGTATTTTTAACATAACCTTTCTTCACCAAATACGGATACTCCTCATTTAACCAATAGTTTTGAACCATATCTAATTCTCTACAAATTTCGGCGTGTATCTCATCCAAATCATATCCTTGTCCAAATCCATAAGCCAACAATGATTTACCAATCTCTCTTAAAGATGTTTCATCATCTTTTTGATACGCTTCATTAATTGCTTGAAATAGATTTTCTTTCATTTCATCTGCAACCAAATCATTGTGTTCATACATTTCGTTGTTCCACGGCTTGGTAATCTGAATACCATACATTGTACCTAATACTTTTGCTTTACTCATACTATTTGTTTTTGCGAGCCCAATTACGACTCTGTTTTTTCTTTTTATCCGTAACAATACGTTCACGGTATCTACCATCAAAAAGACCAGCTTCGAGCTGGTCTTTACGTTTAGAACTATTTTGACTTAATCTTTTCACTTTGTTTTTCATAAACACTAAATTTAGAATCCATTGGAATGATGAATGCGTTATTTGCCGTATCAATTTTGTTACGAACTTTTTTAAACTTCAAACCTACGATAACACCTTGCTCATCCAAATATCTCATATCGTATGCATCACCATCAATTACTTTGTAACCCATAAACGATTGTGGTAATACCTTACCTTCAAACACCATAGCCACACGTCCGTTACCTTTATTCAACAAATCCAAACATTGGAACATATTGTGTCCGCTGAATGAATATGTAATATCATAGTTAGGATAGAATCCTAATAGGTTGAATCGTTTTGCTACTTTGGTATAATCGTAAAACATAACATCATCAAACAATTCAAACAATACTCTACCATTGTGTTGAAAACGTGTCGGTTCAATATCGGATGTACCATTCAATCTAACTGAAAACTTATACCCACTACTTTCCGCTTGGTATTTCGCTTTCTCAATTTCGGTAACTAACCAAGCCATAAAGAACTCACGTTGTTCAAAGAACAGTTTGGTTTTTTTGATACGTGCGTTATTGATTGCGTTCTTCTTAACATCAATACGATTGTGTCCACTCTCACTCAAACATGCAGTTCTACATTCTTCCGTACTCATTGGACATACATTATACCCACTCATACTAGCGGGTGCCAAATACAATATATACGTCATTTCGTTATATTGTAAACCTTTAGCGATTTTTGAACTACTCGCCACACTACCTAAATAAGAAAGACCCGTTTGTTTTTTCGCATTACCGATTGTTGTAAATTTCATTGTACTCATATTAAAAAAATTTATAATGTGTGATTGGTTACTGAATGAATGAATACAAATATACGAAATTCCACAATACTGGCCAAATTTCAACCAAAAAAAGTTTATTGACAATCAACGAGTTATGAAATGCCCTATAAAACGAAAAGCATAAGTCATTGATTGTCAATAAACTTTTTTCTCGTTGACAATCAATGACTTATGCTAACTTGTTGTAAATCAATGACTTATGAAGTCCCCATTTTAGGACATATTATGAATTTTTACCATATGTTGGGTTAATCTAAAATATCACTTTTGCCCCATCCACTAATTGATTCAAATTCTATTTCAACATCGGAATTGAAAAAATCAATATTATCAGTAAAGTAATTCATTCTCCCCGATAACCATTCATCTTCTTTCGTACTATTTGGGTGATGTACCATAACCAATGCTTTTCTCATATTGTGTTCTTTCATCTTTTGAGTCATGCGATCCACAGTCAGAGTGGTAGATGATGAAACCACTACAATTCTATCATCGTTTTCACTTTGCCTGATTTCTCTTATTTGTTCCAAAAGAGTTTCTGATGGCTTAGAGTATGTTTGATTATTTCTGATGTTGTTATCTTCAATCTTCGATTCTTTTTTGTATTTTGAAATGGTCGATTTAACCATCGAAGGTCCGAAATTATATCTAGCACATCTTTCTTTAATTACATCATTTGTAATTACATAACCTGATTTTTTATAATTCAGCAACTCTTTCACTACATCGTTTATGCTAACATCTTCTTTTACTTTATCACTCTTTCTGTTGAGATGATTACCAATAGAGTTTAATGCTACATCCGGTATATTTTTGTGCCTATCATATGGTATGATGATGGCTTTCAATTTTGTTGCACTTTTTGATTTTAAAAAAGCACGTTTGGTGTGATTACCATTAATACCCAGATCAATGTCTTTACCCAATCTATCTTTTAGTATAATAACCGGATCACAATTTTTAGTAGAACCACCTTCCAATTCTATAAAATCTATAATCTCTTTTACTTTGTCGTGATTAAACTCCTCTGCTCTGACTTGTTTAAATTTTATTTTCTTAATATCTACTTTTGTAAGTTCAACAATTTCAAATTTATTATTATTGATTTCATCCACCAACTTGTCAGTTTCCAACAATTCATCAAATACAACTTTATTTTTCTTTCTTGTACCATTAAACTGATTCCAACAATCTTGATTATTCCTAGCATCAATAGTTTCTAGAAGAGTTTCTTCACTATTTCTAATTTCTTCCAATGTGCCATACTTTAATATCTCATATCTAAATTCGGAATTTTCATCTGACCATTTTGTTTTGAAATCCTGATTTTTGGATGAATGCCAATATACGGTGTTGTCGTACTTATGGATTCCAATGTAAAATTTACCCGTTTTTATGCAGGTAATTTTGTAAAGGAATGAATCTACTTCATCTGGCACATTACCCAAATCACATTGTTTAATTTGTGCTGGTAGTTTTTGTACACACAATACTTTTAATAAATCACTATTCATATTTTCTAAATTTAAAAAATTAAATAAATGGGTTTACCATTTCAGGATAAAAATCTTCATCATCAATTATTTCTTTTGTTTTAACAATATACCACCTTTCTTTTTCACTATCGTAATCTACATCATTACCATCTTCATCTTGATACTCCAATTGACTCTCACCAAAAGATTGAACTTCACCATCCTCACAAATCAACTCACCACAAAAATTACATCCTGCTTCTTCAAATAACAATCTGAACTTTAAGTTAGGATATTTTTCACTTGCGTAAATTACGAATGCGGAGTTAGGTCCCCAAGCGGTAGTGTAATTGATAGAAAGCGATTCACCATCTCTTTCATCAACATAACTATCAGAAGCATCCCACTTCGTACCCCAATTACTTACACGCCAATTATACCAATCTTCGTGTCCGTATTTTTCTTTGATTGCTTTAGCGTTTTCTTCAAATGCTTTCTTACCTTCCTCATCATCCACTTCACCTCTCCACATAACCGGAGCTGTAATTTCCAACAATTCGGGCGGAGTAGGATATAATACTTCCATTGTGAAATCCAAATCACCTTTTATTGATTCACTTGGAACTAATACTTTACTTTTGAAATCTACTAACTCATTCAAGTCCCCTTCAACGAGTAATGTGTTACTGCACCAATTTGGCATATACTTAAATTTTAATTGTTTAAAAAACCGTATCTAATATTTCGGTAGAATTTTTTATTACGTTATTAATAGTACCGAACCAACTATTAATCGTTTCCACATCTTTTCTATTTAGGTCTTTCCTATCAATCAATCTACCATATTTTTCAATCTCAATAACAGGATTAAATAACCCCGTTGGTTTATGGAAAATCAATTTAACACTAAATTCAACTGGCATTATTTCCAAATCAGTATCGTGCACTTTTTTAAATCTTGCCATTCCATACCAATCCCCATTTTGGTAAACTTCTTCCCAAGCTTCAACAACTTTATAGATGTGTTTCTTACCATTTGGGAATTCGAAATTAGATGCCTTATCTTCTAATATGTGAAAGTTCTGTATCATGGAATAAGTTCAAATGATTTTACCAATTCAATTCTCAATGTACCATCATCATTAAACCACCCTTTAATTTTGAAGGTTGGATCTTTCGGATGTCCACTTGCCAAATAACCAACAACATGTGGTCTTTCGTTTCGATTCTGTTCTACATAAGAATCAAATGAAATTTGTCTTTTGATTTTAGTATCAACCTGCGATGTTCTTTGTATTAATGTTACTTCTGAATTTAGGTTTTCAAAACCAACAATTCTCAAATGACCTGCTCCCAACAAATCACCCAATGAATGTTGGTACATTTTATCACTCACACCATCAACATTTGCTTTTTTGGATTTTCTTTCACTACGCATTTGACGTACCTTATCCGATGTATAACAATTTCTTTTAGTTCCTGCAAATACTGCCATATTTTTTATTTTAAATAATCTTCAAATGTTTTAATTGCGTTTTCTTTAATACCAAACCAATCCGTAGATACCCAATGTTGTTCATTACCTACCTGATACATCCATTTTTGATATTCATCATCCCACTTACCATTTCTTGATAGGATGATATTGGCTATATCATATCCGTTCCCATAAGATACCGAATATCGAAACTCAAAAACATATTTGTCAAAATGAGTATGTACATCATACAATTCGTATTCGTTATTAATGAGTGTGTGAACCAATGCACTCGGGTTTTTAATTGTGAGTCTTTTATCCATAGAATATTATTTAATCCAATCTTCATAAGCGTAATGATAAGAATCCACATTACCATGTCCTTCTTTGATATATTGTTTTGCAGCCGTATCAACTTCACTACGTAATCCCCATGCATTAGCTTCTTCCAATATCAATTCGATTTCATTTTGTTCTTCAATTGTTAAATTCATAATTAAACATTTTCTTCTTTAAATAAATTAATTAATCTATCACTCATTTTTTTGTAGTTCATATTGAATTTACTACTCATCTTTGATATGATGTTTTGATTAGAGTATGGTGAATTTTTAGGTGAGCTCCATTTACGAGTATGATATATGTAATTGTAAAACATAACATATGCATTTGCTTTACGTACATACTCATCAACATCAATGTCCAATCCCCACTTTTTAATTAGATCCACAGTTCTCTTTTCGTTATCCAATTCCAAATCTCTACTATAAGCCAAATACTTTTTAATATGTGGTATTCTTTTACCCGATAACCACTCATCCACATATGGTAACCCTTTACATCCATTCACCCATGCATCACATTCATCAACCCATTGTGTTAAATGGCAATACTCATGTGCTAATATTTGTAACCAATCAGTTCTCTTCATTGCAACAACTAATCTTGGTTCTTCTTCATCAAAGTACCCTGAACATTTTATATTGCCTGATAATTTTATGTATTTTGTATTTCGCAAATCACATTTAACCCCATACTTCTTACACTGCTTTTTAATATAACTTACAAATCTTTTTTCCTTTGCGTTCATACATTCATTTTAGTTTTAAAAAAAGAAAATGGGATGACTTTTGTCACCCCATTTCTTAAATCACCATTTAACTACTACCAAACAATAGTTTCGTTATCGGATTCCTCATCTTTCACTTCGTTGAAAAGTTGAGATTCATCACCGGTCTTAATATATTTCTGAACAAGTTGTTTTACAAACACACGCTCACTATCCAATCCACCATCGTTACTGAAATAAGGAAGGATTGCAATCTCAGCTGCCTCCATCAAACTGAACCCATCGTAGATAAGTCCTGCTGCCTCAACATTCACACGGGTAGAGATAATGGTAGAAACCTTACTCATATCCGTTTTCATAAGTTGACGTGTTGTTTCGGCGATTTCAGCCAAAGCGTTGATAGAATAATCATCCGCATCTGGGAATTTGAATTTCAACAATTCGTATTCACTTTGTTTATCCAACAAGTCCATTTCGATAGTTACGAATCGGTCTAACAAAGCACGGTCCATAACACGTGTTGCGGTGTATTCGTTACCTACGTTTGCCGTAGCGATAAAGGTAACACCACTTGCAACCTTAACGATTGGTGAATCGATTGCCTCATCCAAACGAAGGTATCTTTGTCCCTGGTCCAACACAGTCATAAGAATGTTGGCTGCTTCTGGATGCGCACGGCTCAACTCATCAAGCAAAATGATTGCGTTTGGAGTTTTGATTGCTTTTACAAAGGCCGATTCGCTGAAGAACGTACCAGTTTCTTTGTTGAAATGTGTGTTACCGATAAGAGTTGCACGAGCATCTTGTGTAGCACCCAAGTTGAAATAGAAATCAGGACGTTTCAATGAACGAACCAACGATTGAGCCGCAAGTGTCTTACCACAACCGGTTGGCCCGAGCATCATAATGTTCTTACCACGAACTGCTGAACGAAGAAGATACTTCCACTTCAATGCATCAATGAACAATCCTTCGGGTTTAAGTTCAGAACCTTTCTCATGTATGAAATGTTTGAGTTGTTCGTGAGTTTCAAACGCTTCACTTACACTATCACACGCTTCATCGTTGATTGTGTTTGCCAATTTTTTGAAATCATCCATCTCAACCAATTTGTAAGTAACATTTCCATTTTTACCTACATAACCACGAAGAGCTTTATCTTCGGTATGTGCTTGTTTCATTTTCACTTTGCTGATACCTGCCACTTTTTGTGATACATCACCTGTTGTGTTCATCAATGCAAAAGACCTTCCGATTTGGATTGCTTTGTAACATTCGTTCGTGAAACCAACATTGGTATCAACTGTCTTTTTTCGTGTGCTTACGCGTTTTGCTGTTCTGCGAGTCATAGTTTTTGTTTTTGTAGTTTTGCTAACACTTTTCTTTTTCATGTTCTAATTTTTGGTGATTTATATAATACTATTTTTAATAAAAAAGGGGGTTAATAACCCCCTTTGTTAATTTTGTTTTTTAAGAAACAATTCATTCATACTCCTTGCTACTTCCATCATGTTTTCTACATTGATGTATTTGGCATCCGGTCCATAACTCTCTTTGAATATTTCCCAATCCGTTGAGTATTGGAATCGTTCTTCACTCATTTCGGTAATGAAATAAGATAGAATGTTAATACCGTTTGTTTGCATCTTTTTCACTTGTTTTCGTGTGTGTTTTGCGGCAGGTTTGCCACCATAACTGATATAATCCGTACCTGTACCGATACTATACGTTGGTTGTCCATCGGAAAAATTTAGAAAGTAACTATCCATATCGTTTGATGCTGGGATAAGTTCTTTCATAATTGCTTCGAAACACAATCCTTCGGGTGTAGTGTTAGTACATTGTAGTGCACTCATATAGTAACAAAACTTTTTGAATGAATTGTAACGACTATCGTGAACCAATGCAATATAAGGTAAACATTTACCACCCGAATCGGTTGAACGAATGGATACTTGTGTATTGATATTACGTGCCATTTCACATGCTTTGACAATAGCAACGGTTGATACAATACACTTTCTCAACTTATCACCACTCATTGAGCCGGAGTAATCAATTGATATGTGTAGGTTTGCTTTCTTATATTGGTCAACATCACGTTGATAGAAAACATTATCATTATCAAACCCAAGCGATGCAACCATACGTCCATCAATTTTACCTTTCTTCAATCGGCTGAAAACCGTTTCACGACTTTCGTTTCGGATTTGTAGTTTTTTACCCAACAACGTACCCAACATCACACCACGTTTTACTTCATTATCATAGGGTGTAGATATTCCATCATCTTTCCATGATTTGGATGTAAATGGAAAATCATCACTTTCTAACAATTTATCGGTAAGTTTTTTCACTACGATACAATCAACACCCTTACCAATTTGCTGGCCGTTGTCCGATTGATAATCCGAACCAACACGAACCAATTCCGTACCTGATTCCTGAATATCATCTAGCTTTTCGTTTTCTTGTTTTGTAATGGTTTTCTTTTTGATATTACCATTCAAAAAGTCTTTTTGTTTTTTGAACTTTTTGAGTAACGAATCAAGAGCACTTTTGGAAAGTAAATCCTTACCTTCATTGGTATCACCATTTGTTGGTTGATTACTTCCTTGCCCTTGCACATC